CCGCCCTGAAGGACGAGATCTTCGAGATGCAGAACTCCTACAACATCCGGGAGGCGGACTCCGCCATCCGGATGCAGGAGCTGGAGGCCACCTTCCGCGACACGACGCTCTCCGTCGAAGAGCGGACAGCCGCCCTGAACGAGATGAAGGAACTGGAGATCAGCCTGGCCCAGGACCGGCTGCTCATCGCGCAACAAGCCGAGGACGCCGCCTATATCCAGTTCGAGACCGAGACCGCCCTGGACCGCGAGGCCGCACAATCGTTCATCGAGAACTACCTGGAAGCGAAAAAGAAAGGAATCGTCGAAGCCGCGCAGCAGTACGAACTGCTTATCGGACAGGAACAGTATTACCAGCGGGTCTTCGAGTCCGGGGCGTTCCTCTCCAATGCGACCTATGAGAACCTGAAGCGCCAACAGGACGAGGTCCGGGCGAAGATAGCGGCCACATCCGACGAGGTGAGGACCTTCTTCGAGACCTATCGGCAGTACAATCTCGGCGAGGACACGGTCACAGGGGCCTATGCTCAGGCCATCGTGAACACGCGCCAGGCCCAAGCAGCTGCCGACGAGTCCGCATTGAACAAGAAATACGTCCGCCTGAGCGGCCAGCTGAAGCGGACGCCCAGCGGCGGATCCGGCGGCTCATCGAAGAAGGACGACGAGGAACGGAAGCGCCTGGAAGAGGAACGGAAGGCCGCCCAGGAAGTCGAGCGCGAGCTGCAGGAGGTCGCCCGGCTCGAAGAGCAGATCCTGCAGACCCGCGTCGCCGCATCCGACAGCTACATCGAGAGGGCCGAGGCCCAGACCGCCGTCGAGAACGCCCGCTTCGAGAAGGAGATGGCCCAGTACGAGGCGAAGAAGGACAAGCTGGAGGACTACGACCAGATCGTCGAGACCCTGCAGCGCCGGCACAACAACAACCTGCTCAAGATCGAGATGGACCGCCAGTCGGCGGAGCTGCAGGAGATGGAGACCACGCACAAGCTCCTGCTCGCCCAGATCGAGATCGAGGGCAAGGAGAAGATGCAGTCGCAAAAGGAGATCGACCGGAAGATAGCCGCCGAGAACCTTCGTTTCCTCCAGCAGCAGGCCGCCTTCCTGGAAAGCGTCGTATCCACCGGACAGATCGGCGGGATGTCGCTGTCCATGGAGATGCTCGACCAGTACAAGCTCAAGCTGGCCGAACTGAAGAAGCAGCTGCTTGAACTCAGCGACGAGGGTGGCAAGGGCGGTGCGTCCTCCGACAAAAAAGACGCCACTTTCTTCGGCGTGAGCCAGTCCGAATGGGACACGTTCTTCCAGCACCTGAAGGAGGGCACCCTGTCGATGAAGGACCTCGAAAATGCGGCCACCGCCGCAGGGGAGGCCGCCCAGGAAGGGTTCAAGCTCGCCAGCCAGGCCATCCAGCTGACCAACGCGAAAGAGAAGAAGGCCCTGGACGACTACAAGAAGGGCCAGGACTCCAGGAAGAAGGCCCTGGAGGAGCGGTACAAGGCCGGCCTGATGACCGAGTCCCAGTACAACGCCGAGGTGGAGAAGATGGAGGCCGACATGCAGGCCAGGCAGGAGGAGATGGAGCTGCAGCAGGCCCAGCGGACGAAAACCATGTCCATCGTCGAGTCCATCATCAACACGGCCCTGGCCGCCACCAAGGCGCTCGCATCCAGCGGTCCACCCGCAAACATCATCATGGCCGGGATCGTCACCGCCCTGGGCGCCGCGCAGACCGCGATGATCGCCGCGCAGCCCGTCGGATACGCCGGCGGCGGATACATCGTGAAGAGGCGCCAGGACGGGAAGCAGTACGACGCCACCTACGAGCCGGACAAGCGCGGATACGTGGACGAACCGACGGTCCTCGTGGGAGAAGAGGGCGACGAGTACGTCATCCCGGCCGAGGCCCTGGAGAACCCGGAGATCCGGATGGCCGCGGACACCATCGAGAGCGCCCGGCGCTCCGGACGGCTCCAGAGCCTCCGGATGAAGGACACCGGTCCCGCGATGTCCGCCCCCGGACGCGCCGAAGGCGGCTTCGTCGTGAAGAGACGCCAGGACGGGAAGCAGTACGACGCCGTCTACGCGCCGGACAAGCGCGGCTACGTGAACGGGCCGACGATCCTCGTGGGCGAAGATGGGCCGGAGTATGTCATCCCGGCCGAGGCCCTGGAGAACCCGCAGATCCGGATGGTAGTGGACACCATCGAGAGCGCGCGCAAGTCCGGACGGCTCCGGAGCCTCCGGATGGAGGCCATCAGCCCCGCGATGACCGTCTCCGGACGCGCCGCCGGCGGATACACCTCAGGCGCGGCTCCCGCCGACATGTCCGTGGCACTGTCCGAACTGGACAGGATGTCCGAGACCGTGGACCGGCTGAACGCCATCCTCGAGAACGGCATCGAAGCGAACGTGTCGATGCTCGGACCGCACGGCCTGGTGAACAAGATCAACGAATACAACCGAGCAAAGAACAGAGGCAACCTGTATGATCGAGATACGAACCAAATCCGGACTAAGTCTAGATCTCGCTCCGGACGCTGAATTTGAAATCGAGATGTCGAACCCGCTCCTGGAAGGGGACGGGATCCCCGTCGCGTTCTCGACGTCCATCGCGTTCCCCCCGAGCGCCACGAACCGCACCGTGTTCGGCTACCTGCCGGCGATGATGCTCCCGCCGACCATCCTCCGGGTAGGAGCGTACATATTCTGCAGCGGAGTCCAGCTGCTGTCCGGGACGCTCGTATACGACAGCGTGGACGAAGACGGGAACTTGCTGTACACCTTCACGGAGCGGGAGGTCGACGACGACCTGAACAAGAAGATCTGGCAGCTGAACCTGCCGCGCAGTCGGGTGAGCGCCAATGAGACGGGCTACCCGACGGCCGACCAGCTCGCGGCGAACGTCCGGGCCGGAAGCGTCGAAGGCGTGGGTGCCCCGTTCCTCTTCGACCCGGAAGGGGCCGTCACGAAATTCCACAACATCCCCACCCGCACCACGGACACCCGGTTCACACCTTGCGTCAGCGTCCAGCGGATGCTCAACGCCGTCCCCGCGTTCAAGCTGGACACGAGCGCGGCCATCTACACCCTGGACAAGATCTACGTCCTTGGACTGCACAAGGAGTTCACGGGAAACATCAAGGGATACGGAGACGTCCTCCGGATCGCGGACTCCCTCCCGGACGTGACGCTCATGGACGTGATGAGCGAGATCTGCAAGATGCTCTGCGCATCCATCTACAAGGATGGAGACAGATACGCTCTCGTGAATTTCGGCCTGGTCGGATACGCAGTCACCCTGGACTGGGACGCGAAGGTGTGCGACACCTTCTCCCTCTCCATGGAACCGGAGCAGGGGTATGGATTCGGATGGCCGAAGGAGGACAACGGGAATAGCGGAGAGGTGTCCGAGGCGATCGCGATCACAACCGTCCACTCACTGAAGAACGTCCTTCGGGCGCGACAACAAGGAATATATGTCCCGGTAAAGCATACCGGCATCCTTTCCACCCCGGGCACCTACGACACCTATTCCGTCCAGCCGGACTATATCAACCTCGCCGACCATGAGTTCGTCCAGGTGTGCGAATTACTGAACGTCTACGATGACGATATCGACGGGGACATCAGCGGTGAGAAAGTAGACAGGCACATGTCCGCCACCCTCATCAAGAACGTGCCGACAGAATATGTCCGGATGGAATGGGAAGAGGACGACTCCTATCCGGAAGGAGGGACCTGGATACAGTTCGCGGACGCGTACCGGATGGCCGGAGAGGTCACTTTCCCGGCAGACGGCGGCGAGCGGGATTCCAACATCATCTTCGGACTCTACGAGAGCGGACAGCTGGTCGGCAAGGGCATCAAGATGTTGGATAACAGCGGCGGAGAGTCAATCCTAACTTCCGGTTATTCCCTCGCCACCTTCGTCCTCTCTGAATACCACGAGAAATACCAGGCCTGGCTCGCAAAGAACCGCCAGGTCATCTCCGTCGACCTGAACCTCAGCCTGAAGGACATCGCGAGCTTCCGGTTCTGGCATGCCGTGAGGGTCCGGAGCAGGCGGTTCATCGTCAAGCGGCTGACGCTCCGGCTCTCCGCGAGACGGGACGGAGTCCTGTCCTCGGCCGAGCTGGTCGCGATGTAGCCGTGTCCTTTCAGGCACTCCAAACGAACGTATTTTTGCAACATGGCGATCGCTATCACAAACCCGAACAGCAACAAGACGTACGTCTTCGCGGAGACGGCGGAAGACCTCACCGTGACCGGTCTCTCCACGTCGTCGAACGTGACGATCACCGTATTTGTCAACAGTTCCTCGGTCGCCTCCTTCGAACTCACCCCGCATCCGACGAGCGCGTCCGTCGTCGTCCGCTTCCGCGAGATACTGAACGCCGTCCTCCCTCACATCTCCGGAACCGTCCCGGATACGACGTCATCCTACACGAACCCCGTGTACGTCCGGGCCTCGCAGGGCGGGACGAACGTCGACACTTCGACGATGTTCTGCTTCCGGGGCGGGAGCGACGCGCTGCAGTCCAGCTTCCCGCACTCCACGCACTGGCTTACCTGGAAGCCCCAGGTAACGCGGACGTATCCATGGGCGAAGGAGGTCCTCTCGCTCATCAAGCCAGCTTCGACCTCCATAACCGTCACCGGGAAGGTCTACCTCAGCACGGGATCCAACGTGACCGTGACGCTCGGGACCTTCTCGTCCGCGAGTACGCAGGTTTCCATCTGCTCCGTCAACTGCTCCCTGTCCAGGATCCAGGGGTTCAGCGGCGTGTCCGGAAAGACCGTCCTCGGGTATGACGTGTACACCGGAAGCATCCTCTCCCACCGCTTCATCGTGAAACCGGCCCGCCTGCGGCAGAGGGAGTTCCTGTACGCGAACTCACTCGGTGTCCTGGATACCGTATTCGCGACGGGCGACGTATCCAGGGACACGGAGTCGGAGCTCGCGACCGCCCGGATCGGCGGCCAGGAGGTCGAGCTGTCCAACGACGCCGTCGAGCACTTCAAGGCGAACACCGGCGGGCTGCGGAAACGCCGGGAGATGGACCAGTGGCAGGACTTCTTCCGCTCCGCGGACCGCTGGGTCCTCCTTCAGGGCGACGTGCTGCGCCGCATCGTCATCGACTCCATCGAGTCCGACATGACTGAACACAAGCTCTCCGGCGCGAGCTTCACCTATCACTACGCCGACCGCTTCACCGGACGGTACTATTCCGACTCGGCCGTCCCGTCCTTTGATTATAGCAATTATGAAAACGACTGACCTCAAACAGCGGACGGCCTACGCGACCGCCATAATCGCCTTCGTGATCGGATGGGGAATCACCATCTGGGGATTCTGCATCCCGCCAAAGGGGGAGATCTCCGCTTCCGTCCTCACCGTCCTCGGCGAGGCGATGGTGTACACGGCATCCGTGTTCGGAGTGACGCTGTATTTCTCATCCCAGATGGTGCGGCTCAGGCATGAAACCAGGGAGTATATCCGGAAACTGGAACGTAATGAGGATGACAACGTACAGGAGGAGGAATCGGAATGAAACTGACAGTGGAACGCAAATGGCCGAAGGAGACCTATACCATCGGCAGACTGTATGTCGACGGGGAGCTGTTCTGCAACACCCTCGAGGACCGCGACCGGGGACTGAAGCAGACGGACCCGGAGACATACATCAAGGCCCGCAAGGTGGCCGGCGAGACGGCTATCCCGAAGGGTACCTACAGGCTCTCCATGAACACGACATCGCCTAAGTATGCAGCGATCGCATGGTTCTGGAACTTCTGCCGTGGTATCATGCCGAGGATTCTAAAGGTCAAATGCTTCGACGGCATCCTGATCCATCCCGGCAATACTGCCCTGGACACCTACGGCTGTATCCTGGTCGGCAAGAACACGAAGGTCGGCCAGCTTACCGAGAGCAAGGCGACCTTCAAGGAGCTGTACAAGAGGATGAAGGCCGCCCATGACCGGGGCGAAACCATCACCATCGTAATCCTATAGGCCATGAAGAGGAAAATGAAAGGAAACGACCTCCGGTTCAACTGGAGAGTCAAGGACGACGAAGGGCATCCGTACAGCGTCGAGGAAAAGGACCTGACCGTCGTCCTCCGCGGCCCCCACGGCGCCGTTCCCGTCAACGATGTCACCTTCGAGAACAACGTCGTCTCCTTCACTTTCTTCGGCAAGGACCAGAAGGAGTTCGGCATACACACGGCGGTCCTGATCGAGAACGCCGGCCGCGAATTGATGAAGACCGTAGACTTCGTGGGCGCCGTTGAACTCGTAGCGCACACCATCCAGGAAGGCGGGAGCGACAGCTCCCAGCTCTCCATCGACACGGTCGACCTAGAGTCCACTGTCGTCGTAGGCATCCCTGGCCCTCGCGGTCTCTCGATGTACGACTACGCCGTCAAGTACATGGGCTTCGAGGGAACGCCGAGCGAGTTCTGGGCCTGGTACAAGAAGGCGAAGGACGATGCGGACGATGCGGCCGCCAGCGCCAGCAGGGCGCAGGAAAGCATCGAGGCGTCCGAAGAGGAACGCGCAGCCACCTTCGCGCGGCTCAAGCAGGACCTGGAGGACGCCTTCGCCAACGCCGACTCGCTCGTCGATGACCTTCGGAAGTTCCCGGTCATCTTCGTCGATGACCTGCCGGATCAGGAACTCCCTGAGCCGTCGGAAGAGACGATGCGGAAGTATTACTACGTCCCGTCCACTTCCGACCCTGGAGCCTACGAGGTGTATCTGTCCTATAAGATCGAGGACGTGTACAGGTGGAAGAAGGTCGGCAGTACCCGGACGGACTTCGAGGCATACCTGAGGAAGGATGATGTGGTTTACCTCTCCGAATCCGACTATGATGCCCTCGTGGATGCCGGGCAGATGGACCCGACGAAGCAGTACAACCTCTATGAAGATGAAGATTAGCCGATGAGACACCACAAAGGAAAGGAAATCGTAGAGATACGGCACGCCGGCAAGGAAATATCCACGGTGATGAAATCCGGAAGGATTGTCTGGGAAGGAGTGAGAAGCTGTTACGGCAGCGGGGCGTGGAGAGGTGACAAGCCGTGGGTGGATAACGATGGCTGGAAAGAATAAATAAAAGACTATGAGCAGAAAAGTAAGTCCCAACAACATAGACAACCTCGATCAGTCATGGGGTCTGGACGAAGCCAGCGGGCTTCCTTTTTCCGGCAGCGCGGTTGAATCGTTCATCAAATACATGTTCGGCACGAAAGTCGGACACATCGAGTTCGTGGATGGCGCGCTCCAGATTTACGACGAGGAAAACGGAACCCTGCTCCAATCCATCTCCCTTTCCGGGACGCACTTCGCGGTCGCCTTCACGAGCAACCTTCCCACATCCTTCTACGTCCTCGCTGACGAGACCTCCAAGCTGATGACCATTTCCCCTTCCACCACGCAGTCCGCAATCGGTCAGCAGCCACAGCCCTACACCGAGGCGAACGGCTACAACTATGTCGTGGCGGTCAATTCGGGAAATGGGTACACACCCATCGACACCGGGGACGAGGGGAAGATCGCCGACGGAGGGACCGCATCCTTCGACCTCCGACCGCACCTTGCCACGGGGAAGAACTATGTCCGCATCACCGTGTCCGGCGTGGATTCCGGGGCGGTGAAGACGATGGTCTATACCGTCAACCTCACCACGCTCTCCCTCACGGTCAACCATCCCTGGCAGAACGTATGGGACGACGGTGAGGCGTACACCATCCGCAACATCCGTTTCGCGGGTTCGCTCGTCAAGACGCTCCATGTCTCCCTTGACGGTGTCGAACTCCCCGTCAAGACCTACACCGAAAACATCAGCTACACGGCCACTTCCACCACCTATGAGATTCCCGCCAGCGCTTTCCCCGCGAACAGGAACAGCATCCATACTGTCCGCCTATGGATGACCGCTCCGGGAGTGACTACGAAGACGTATGTCTATCACATCATGTGCGTCCGGGAAGGAGACCTTACCCCGCTGGTGGCGATCAACAACCTGGCCGAAACGGTTGTGAACTTCACTTCCTCCCGGCTTTTCTCCTATGCGGTATTCAACGCGGATTCCGTGGAGTTTGACTTCTCCTCCGTCTTCGGCGGGACGACGCTTCCCGTCGTTTCCCCTTCGCCCGTCAGCGGACTCTTACCCCAGACGCAGTACGATTTCAACTACATGATCGAAATCAACACGGAGGACGTGACCGCTACGGAAGGGACGCTCCTTGTTGATGCGACGCCTTCCTATGAAGGCACGGATGGCGTGACGATGACGGGGGTCGCCATCCCGATTGACAACACTTTCTCCTACCTTGCCACACCTGGCGCATTATTCTATCTCAACGCCGCGACCCGTGACAACGGCAACGCGAACCGAGAGACCATCGTCAACGAGGGCACCCCGGATTCCAACTTCGCTCAGTCCTATCCCGCCACATGGAACTATTTCGGCTGGATGAAAGACGGATGGACAACCGATGAGGACGGGAACAAGGCGCTGCTTGTCCCTGCAGGGGCCTCCCTTTCCGTTCCGACCTTCACCCCGCTTTCCGGCTTCGCAAGCTATCCGAATGGAATGACGGTCGAACTGATGTTCAAGAACGTCTATCCCGCCGATTACGATACCCCGGTCATCACCCTTGCCAGCGGTAACAATAATATCGGCATCACTGTCTATCCGACAAAGGTGAAGGTGTTCGGTTCAAACGAGCATTCCGCCGAGACGGTGCAGACCGCCGGGTTCGACGAGAACGAGATCGTCCACCTCACAGTCACCTTAGTGAAAAACTATGGGGATCAGTCGGGGCGCAACCTGTGCTCTGTCTATATCAACGGCATATCCAATGTGTGCTTTGATTTCCAGGGCACGTCCAACTTCGGGACGGGGAGTCTCCTTATCGGGCAGGAGGATACTGACGTTTATCTCTACAAGATGCGCGTCTATGGTTTCGCCCTTGAATCGCAGCAGGTATTCAACAATTTCCTGAACTGCGCCATCGAGCAGAGCATGGGACTTGTCCGGCGCCAGCTCTACGACAAGAACAACGGTCTATTCTTCAACGGCTCGATTGGCTATGAGCAGGCGAAGGCGGCCGGATACAACGTGATGGTCGTGGAGATTCCCCCGCAGAACGGTGTCGATGTCCCCATCCCGTCCATTGAGAACTCCACCTCCTATTCCGACTGCACGATGCGGTTCGAGTACGCGGACAATCCCAACCACAACGTGACCGTGGAAGGGCTTGACCTGGACGGACAGGGAACGACTTCCAAGAAATATTACAGGTGGAATCTCCGCGGCAAGACCGGAAAGACGACGAAGTGGACCTACGGCGACGGGACCACCGCGACCGGGAAGAAAGGGAAAATCATCAATGACGGGGTGCATCCCCTCATTGACCGGATCACGGCGAAGAAAAACTACGCATCCTCCCCCCAGGGGCACAAGATGGGCCTCACGGGCCTTTACAATGACTTGTTTATGGAAATCGGCCTCGGCTCCCACCTCCCCGATGAGGACTACCGCGTAGCCGTGTATCAGTTCCCGTTCGTGGGCTTCAAGTACAACCGCATCAGCCGGAACTACGAGTTCATCGGACTCTATACCGCCGGTCCGGACAAGGGCTCCAAGGTGACAAGGGGGTTCTCCGACGATTACCCTTCCCTCCTTGCCCTTGAAGGCCCGGACCACGATCCCCGGGGAACCCGCTTCGTGATGCCTTATGTGAACGCCGCGTACGATTCGACCAAGGATGCCGAGACCCTTACCCTGGACGGGGAAGGCTGCTGGGACTGCAACTATGTCGGCGGCGGCCTGGAGACTGACGTCGCGGAGGACGAAGCTGCCGTGTTCAGCCTTTACGAGAGCGAGTGGCGGCCCGCCTATGAGTGCGTCTATAACAACTCGCCCTATCTTGTTTCCGCGGCGGAGATGATTGCCGGACTGAACAAGACCGGAGAGTGGACCATCGCCGACCTCTGCGACGCCAATAACCGGGAAACCATTCTCGCCGGGAGCACCAATGGGCACAGCAACGAACTCCTTTCGTTCTATGACGACAATTACGAGCTGTACTATTTCAGCCCGGCACCGGACAAAATGTGCTTCGTGAAGCTGGTGGATGTGGATGCCACCCTTGAGCACAACGTAGTGGCCACCCTTTACGCGCAGGGCTACCTCGCCACCCAGTCCCCGACCACGGCGGAGATCATCGCAGCGAGGCGGGCGCGGTTCATCGCCACCGTCTCCCATTATTGGGACAAGGACCAGCTCATCTACCATTACGCCTTTTGCATCTATTACGGCGTATCAGACAACTTCGCCAAGAACTCCTACCCGTTCAAGTTCCTTCCGCTTTCCGGTGCGGCATCCGACACGGATTATGCGAACCGGTGGGGATGGGCCCAGGATGACGTGGATACTTCGTTCCTCACCGATAACCGTGGCCAACAGACGAAGAAATACTCCGTGGATCACGGGGACACTGTGAACGGAACCGAAATCTTCCAAGGCGGCGACTCCGCCCTATGGGTGATGGTGCGTGACTATTTCCAGTCCGACATCCAGGTGATGATGTCCCGGATAGCATCTGCTGCGGTCACGCTGGCTTCCCGCCTTGGCGTGTCCGGCAGGAACACCAACGACACGATGCTCCGTATCGTGTCCTACTACTGCTGGGACCATTCGGCGAAGTATTTCTCCGCCATGCTCTACGAGGAGGACCGAAGCTGGGCTTACCTTCGCCCGTGGGTTCTCAATCCCGGTGCGCTCTATAATGATACCGATCCGCTGACGCAGGCCCTCGGCGACCAGTACCGGGCAGAGAAGTCGTGGATGAAGAAAAGGATCGAGTTCCTTTTCTCCAGATACAGGGTCGGAACTTATGCGGCAGGGGAAAACGAGACGCAGTTCGCCCCGACGCTTGCCGCCAATTCACCCTTCACCTTCCAAATCACCCCGGCGATTGATATGTATCCGGTCATCTGGGCAGGTGTAAGTGCCTTTACGCAGGCGGTATTGACCCGTGCTGGGAATACGGTCGCCTTGACCGTAGTGTCGTCCGGCGCGACCAACCTCTATGTGAAGGGACTGAACTGGATTTCCTCGCTCGGCGACATGCGCGGGCTGGTGCTTACCTCCCGCGGCGGCAGCTCCGATGACATTCCTTTCGCCATCTCCGGCCAGCGGCTCCGCGAAGTGAAGGTGGGCGATGCCAATGCGAACCTGGTGGACTTCAACGCCACCTCCTTCGCCGCATCGGGGCCGTCCCTGAAGACGGTGGACGGACGGAACACCACTACGGTAAGGGGAGCAATCGTCCTCGACAACTGCCCCCGTCTGGTGTCCGCGCTCTTTGAAGGGTCGGGCGCATCCGGACTTACCATCCCCGTTGCCGCGAGAGTGACGGCCGTGTCCTTCCCTACCAACGCGCACGACGTGTTCCTTCACTCGCTTTTCCGCCTGCAGACATCCGGGCTTACCCTTCCGAACCTCGCGGGGATTGAAACGCTCTACATCAACAACTGCGACGGTCTTAACCCGCTGGCCATTGTAAGCGATATCCTCGCCACAAACGGGAATCACTTGTCCTACGTGACTCTCGTTTTCAAAACCGTCACGCTGACCAGCCTTGATGTGCTGGTGAAGCTTCTGGACCTTCCCGGGTACCTGGATTACGACGGAAACAGCGTAAATACTGTGTCCGGCCTCCCTCACATCGAAGGTACCATCGACATCACCGGCTGGTCCGCCGCGGTCATTCCGGTCTGGCTGGACATCGAATCGGACGAAGCCTACGGGAACAATTACCGGAGAATGAGAATTTCCACGTTCGGGACGGCTCTCAATATCATCTACGACCCGGCCCACATCCGCATCATGGGCTACATCCTCACGAGCGAGGGCGACCGGCTCATTTCCTCAGACAACCTTTACCTGACAACGAATAATAACTGATATCATGCCTAGAGACAAACAACTGACGCAGAATGGAGCACGGGTACAGAAACTTCTGAACGCCATCCAGCCACCCATCGGGACTTCGCAGCCGGCCGGTGGATTTCTCCCGAATATCTTCTACGCGCTCGGAACGCTGTTGGCCGATACGACCTTCTCCCTCGCTGCTCCGGCGCAGGAGGATGCCAACATCGTCAACCACTACTACTGGACCTTCGAGACGGGTTCAACGGTTCCGGACATCAATTTGCCGGCAGGCATCACCTGGATAGGAGGTGAAGCTCCGACCTTTGAGGAAAACACGCACTACGAAATCTCCGTGCTGAACGGCATCGGCGCTTTCATGTCCGTCGAGATCGAGCAGGAGGGGGAATGATGGACACAATGCTGCATCGCCGGCGATTCCTCGCGGTATCCGGCGATAAATACGTCAAGTTCGCGGACCCGGATGTAGCAAGGATCTGCATTGAGCAATTCTCTTCCGACGGGAAAGGTGTTACCTATGAGGATCTGGCGGCTGTGACGAGTATCTGGCGTGTGTTCTCCGGCAAAGGCGCATCAGTAGTTTCATTCAAGGAGCTTATGTACTTTACGGGGCTGACTTCTATTGGTTCGGGTGATTTCAACGGTTGGAACAATCTTCAGGAGATTGGGGTTCCTCCGTTTATCACGAGCTTCGAGATGGCCACACGTCCCTCTCTTCAACATGTCCATGTCTCTGACTTGGATGGTTTCCTGAATCGAGTAGCGCCAAACGCAGCAGCACCTACTGGTTATCATATATATGTTAACAACATTGAGATAACCTCCATAGTTTTTCCGACAGGCATAACAACTATTCCTGCGAATGTCTTAACGGGAGCCTCACACATCATTTCTATCTCGATTCCGGAAAGTGTCGTCAGTATCGGCGATAATGCATTTGCAAATTGTTCATCGCTGAGTGGTGATCTGAATTTGCATTCCGGGATAACGACCATCGGCTCATCAGCCTTCGTTGGTTGTACTTCTCTCAATGGAAGGCTTACTATTCCGGCAACTGTGACATCCATCGGTGAGATGGCGTTCCGCGGTCTTACAAACATTCGTGAAGCGGTGGTGCTCGCAACCACTCCTCCGACAATAGGGCAGTATCTCGTCTTCGGTAATGCCAGCTACAAGATATATGTTCCTTATAGCTCCGACCACTCGATTCTCGATTCTTATAAAACAGCGCAGAATTGGAGCGTCTATGAGTCTCGAATCTTCGAGCTTAACCCGGACGGAAGCGTTCCTAACAATTAAAATCGTAAGTGATTGATTATGAGTAATTTTACCCCCCCCTATTACGAAGAAGGATAATGATGAGTAGTGGCAGCATAGAGCCGCACCTTGTCTATTGGTGGAGTGGAAAGGATGCTCTTGTCAACAATCAATGGATTGACAGGGTGTCCGGACTTGCTTTGAATGGATATAATGGGAATGCTCCGCAGCAATCAGACGGTGGCTATATTTGCGAAGGGTCTAATTTCTTCTCCATGGACCTGAATGCAGCGTCACCCAACGGATTAAACATAGGAAGGTTGTGGAGAATTGAGGTTGAATTTGCTCCTTTGAGTCAGCCCACTGGCAGATCGAGCTTTGTTTTGTTTGACTTTGGTTCCATCGGGACGGCCATTCACGCTTTTGGTTTAATGTATGATACGGCGCTCTTGAAGCTCAATTCAAACTATAAAGGGCTTTCAAACAATGACGACGCCACATATGGGCCGACACTGACCAGGAGTTCCGCATTGGTGATTGGAGAAACATATAGGGCGGCAGTCGGATGTGAGTCATTTGATGCCGAAAACGACATACAATACGTTCAAGAGGGAAAAGGCGCGAAAGAATATGGAGCATCTCCTCATCCACAAACGACTTTCAATAGGAACTTCAATGCCGGTTCAGCTCACATAGGGTGTGGTTTTCGAGATGATTCGCTTTCCTATTCGATTAAGATCTATTCGATAAAAATTTACAACTACGATTGATTACATAATTCGTTGATTATGAGCAACTTATTTACCCCCCCCTATTTGCTTTTGCGCAGAAGGATGATGGGCCTTAACAATCGATACATCAAGTTCGAGGACTCGGAAGTGGAGAGGATATGCATCGCGAACTTCTCCTCTGACGGGAAAGGTGTTACTTATGAAGATGCAGCGGCGGTAACTTCTGCTCAACTGGGAACAAAATTTAGAGGCTCTTCGATAGTGACATTCGATGAACTACGGTACTTTACTGGCCTGACATATATTCCTGATTGGGCGTTTTACGAAAGCTACAGTCTGAAATCAATCACTTTTCCTAATGGTCTTTCTAGTACCGGATATGGTTCACTTGGAAGGTGCACGTCATTAGAGCGCATTTCTTTTGGAAGAGGTAGTGTAACCCCCATAGCATCGATGGGAGGTGCCGGTCTTTTGAAAAGGCTAAATGTATATAGTATCGAACAATACCTTCAATTATGCAGTGGTTTTTCTCTTGACTCAACTACTGGTTGTTTTTCATCTGAAGATCCTCATTTATTGGTACAAGAACAGGAGATTACGAGGTTTGTCTTCCCAAGTGATGTCACGGAAATAAAGGGTTCGGTTTTAAAAGGAATCAGCTCTATTACTGAAATAGTATTACCCCCGAATCTAACCGCAATAGGCAAGTATGCCTTTTATGGTACTGGAATTGTTTCGCTTACAATACCATCTACTGTAACGGCCTTATATGATCAAGCATTTTCTGGTTGTGAATCGTTACGGAACATTACGATAAATGCAACTATTACAGCATTAAACAGTCGCATGTTTAATGGGTGCTCTTCTTTGACATCAGTTGTCTTGCCGCAAACTCTTGAAACTACGGAAGGTTGGGATGTTTTTGCCGCTTGTTCGAGTCTTAAAACGATTACTCTTCCTGCCAGTTTTACTGCTTTCAATTCTTGTAGAACATTTCAGGGCGTTCCGCTGGAATCAATGATAATTCTTGCTACTACTCCGCCCGCAGGAGCATCAAATCTCAGCATCAATAACAGCTGTAAGTTCTATGTACCTTATTCTTCTGACCATTCTGTCCTGAATGCCTACAAGTCTGAAAACGGATGGTCGAACTTTTCCAATAGATTTTATGAACTCAATCAGGACGGCAGCGTCCCTAACAATTAACTAAAAATCAATAATATGGACCAAGTAACCTACATCAAGCGATTCATGCTCCGGGTGCTCATCATCGGAATCATCGTCGCGCTCGTCATCAACATCGTGTGGTTTAAGCAGATTGAGGAGACCTTCTTCGGGGAAGTCGCCAAGCGCGTGCTCATGAGCGGCGCCATCCTCGGAGGCGTGGAACTCTTCTCGGCATTCATCTTCGGGCCGATGCACTACCACTTCGGCTATGAGCGTCGTCAGAAGAAATGATCGACTACAAGGTCACATCTTCAGGAATCAAACTCATCGACTCCTACAAGGTAAGCAAGTGGGACCACCTTTCTGTGCTTGAAGAGATCCAAGAGAAAGAGCCGGATCTGAAGGTATGGAAAAGGTCCATAACCTCTCTTATGCGGGAGTGGGCATGCCATAACGCCGCCTACGCCCTTGGAATCAAGAGGAACAAGACGAAGGACTGCGACCTAAACTATCCGATGAAGTGGTATTCATCGGCGACTTATTGGATCATCGGATGGTTCGTATGGTTTTTTATCAAGTGATGATACGATGGAAAAGCTGAAATTGACGCTGCAACGCCTGCAGTTCCCCCGGAGCGTGACCGAACTGATCCTTTACATCTGGCAGCTGCCGCAGAACCTTCTCGGCCTGCTCGCGGTCGTCTTCACCGGCGTGACCGTCCCGTTCGACATCCGGGGCAACCGCGCCCGCTGGCCGTCCTCATACGTCTACCTCTCGGGGAAAATGAAGGGTGGAATCTCGTTCGGCCAGTACGTCATCCTGGAACCGAAATGCTTCAATGACTACAAGGCCTGGAACCACGAGCGCGGACACCATCTTCAGTCGATGATCCTGGGCCCGCTCTACCTGTTCATCATCGGACTCCCGTCCCTGCTCTGGGCAGCCTGGTGGAACCCGAACCGGTCCCGGAGCTATTACTGGTTCTATACAGAGTGCTGGGCGGACAAACTGGGAGGGGTTGAAAGATGATGACGGGACGTCAACATCGCAGCCGGCCGCCGTGGACACTTCAGTATACGATTCTTTTCATGGCAGTTCTATTCGCGTCCGGCTGCTCCCTCCTTCGTCAGCGCGAGAAGATCGTCATCAAGACGGAAACGGTCACTGAATACAGAGATAGCACCGTCTGGAGAGACACGACCATATACGTCCCTATCCCCCTGGAATCCGACCAGGCCATCGTCCACATCGGTGACACATCGCATCGCGAGACATCCGTCGCGGAATCGGATGCCTGGGTCGGAGCCGACGGCTTCCTCCATCACAACCTTCGCAACAAGCCGGAACGGATTCCGTATCATGCCATCCTCCCTGAAAGATGGTTGATGACCGACGTCAAGAACACCATGGAACAGGCGCACGTCATCACGAGGGAGGTCAAGGTGGAGAAGAAACTGAATTTCTGGCAAAGATTCCGGATCGGCGCGTTCTGGTGGCTTCTCGGCCTGATAGCGTTCGCCTACCGGAAGCAGATCATGTCCATCCTGAAGAAGGCCTTCGGACACTATTAGCGCTTCTTCCTGGGTAGCATCTTCGTATTTCGGAGCTCGGCATTCGCTGCCGGGCTCTTTCCGACATATATGGCCGTCATGGCCACGCTGGAATGGTCGGCCTGCTGCTGCACGAGATTGATGGCCACGCCGCTCTGCAGCATCCCGGTGATGCCGGTGTCCTTCAGGGAATAGAACTGCAGATCCTCGCCGAACCCGCAGCCAGGGCGGACCACGAACCGCCAGTAGTCGGCTATCCGCTGGCCGATGGTCGGCTTCGGCCCGGGCGTGAACCTGAACTTCTCCAGCCGGTGCGACCCAAACAGGAACAGGTCCGGATCCGACAGGTCCAGCGTCCTGATGAAGGGCATCATCTCGTCCGGAATCGTCCGGACGGAGTCCTTCCCGTTCTTCGCGATGTCGCCGCTCACGCTGACCGTATGCTTCCGGATGTCGACGTCACCGCAGCGCAGCAGGGCGATCTCCTTCGGGCGCATGAAGCAACAGTAGCAGAACAGGCAGATCGCCAGGTATTCCGGGTTCTCCTTCCGGAGGAACGAGAGCAGCTGCTGCAGCTCGGCCGCCTTCAGCAGTCGCCGCTTCTTCGATGCGCCGGCCTTCCGACGCTTCTTGTCTATCCCGGCGAACGGATTCACGGCCAGGTAGCCCTTCCTGACCATCCAGGAGAACAGCCCCTCGAAGAACCTGACGTAGTTGTTATACGTGACGGCCGACACGTCAGCCCGGTCGTCCATTTCGTTCATGAAGAGGATGGCCACCTCCTTCGTGACCAGGGAGACGGAGGATCCATCGGAGAAGCCGTGGCCGGACAGCCACTCCCGGAACACACCCACGAACGAGCGGTACGAGCGCATCGAGTTCGGGCGCATCTCCTTCGCCTTGACCTTCAGGTAGTCGTCCAGGGCGGAGAACAGCGGGACGCCGGCACGGGGCGCGACCCCTTCCAGGAGGGGGTTCCATCCGAGCGCGAGCCTGGTGTTGATGTCCCCGATGATGGACCTGGCCAGCACCAGGTTCTCCTTCCTGGTGGAGTACCTGTTCACCTTGATCCGCCGGCGCTGCAGCTTGCCGGAGACGGGGGATTTGACGTAGAAATACACAAACCAGGTCTTTCCCTGGGATAACTTCGCCGGGAGATAATCCCGGCCTAGGGTTGGTTGACGAAAATACATTTTTTTTTCTTTGCACAACTCCACGATGGTGTCATACAAAAGAAAAATACCTTGTCCCGTTTCTGTCCCGTTTTGGAGAGAAAAATCTTGTAATTGATTGATTTCTCGCTCGTTACGCGGGTTTGGTTGAGATGTAGAGATTTTCTGCTCCGGAGGGTCGTATCGTTTCACGGAAAGTAATTGTTATTGTATTTAACTATTTATCGAATCTCGGACGGACTTTTGCCCAACTTGTCCCGTTTCAGTCCCGGTACACTTTTTCTCAAGTTGAGATGAATCAATGATTTACGGTCCCCGGAGGTCCCCAGCCGAAGCTCGGCTTTTGCCGTTTTCATGCTTTTTTTATACCTTTGTGGAAAGCGGGAAAGCAATATGTCATTGATGAAAATCACACAGAACCTGGAGAAGAGAGAGGTCGGCGACAAGCTGGTAACGGTCAGGGTCGAGCGGGCCTATGCTCTCGGTATCAAGGTTTGGGAAATCGAAAAAATCGTCGAAACGGAACGGATCCGCCGGACTACCTAAGTATAAACCATCAGTCTCATTCCTCGAGTTCTGTAAATTTTGATAGGAACCCGGGGTCATTGAGGGCATCCTTCCAGTCAGGGTGATCAGGGATGAATGTCAAGGTGGGAATCCCGTCGATCTTCTCGATCACGAGCTTCCCATCTGTGATGATGTCAAGTCCGATGACTACGTCTATCCCGGTCAACTGTTCTTCCGGGTAAGTCGCGAAGAGGTCCACCCGTGTCCAAAAATCCGACCCATCGGCCCCCATGATGGAGAAATAGGCGGCACAACACTTTGACGGAACAGAACCTCCAATACCGGAAAGCGGGGCTGCCTCTTTCAAAATATGAAGATTCAATGCTTCCGCGACCTTCTTTGATATGGCAGAAATATGGGCGCCGGTATCCCAAAGAAATCGTACGGCTACGGATTCTTCGGAGAATCCTTCGGCCCAGAACCGGCGCACGACTCCTTCACTATAGAATTGAATTCTGCTATCTTTTCTGGAGGTAGCGACAATACGCATTCCACTAGCTTTTTTTTGGCCTCATAAATTACCTCCATCTGTCCTGGGATCCAGGCCATTGTCGGTACGATTAAAGGACGTTTGGACATGGTATCGTTGCTTTTGACGGCAAGATACCAAGTTTCAACGTATTATCAAAAGACTGTCACTTGTTCAGTATTTCGATATTATTGTCCCCGAAGACCAGCTTCAGCACCTGGTCTTTCTTGTCTTTCTTGAGCTTGATCTGAAGGACGGCTTCGACCGGATCCTCAGCTTTCTTTTCCTCGCCATAGTACAGGATGTCGGCTACTGAAATCGAAAGATGACTTGCCAAATTGGCAAGATGGTCAATCGTGAGGGTCGCCTGGCCCGTGAAGATCTTCGACATACTGCTCTCGCTGGCACCTATCGCATCGCCCATCGCCGCCTGGGTGATGCCCTTGTCATTCATTAACTTACGCAAATTGTTCAGGACTCGGCCGTAGAACTCTGTGTGCTGTTTCATAACATTTAAATTTAGTGATTGATTATCAGTCAGTTAAGGAATTTCAAGAAATTTAATTTCCATTTTGGAAAGATATTCTTTCCATTTTAGAAAGTTTCTTTATATCTTTGCATCAGTAATAACTAAGTTAATGCCAAAAACGCAAATACGATGAAAGAATCGAAATCATTCGTGGAGATTTGGGCCGGGCTCGATGAAAAGCAGCGCGGTGATCTGCGTGCTGCAGTGATTGCTGCGACACATGTCTCCACCACGGCCTTCTGGAAATGGGTGAACGGGAAATCCCGCCCCGGATCCTTTCCCATGGAGCAGCTGGTGCTGCACGCCGTCAACGACACCCTGGGCACCTCCTACACCCGCCTGCAGCTTTTCCCGTGAACATGGAGGAGAAGAGGTACCGCGTAGTGTGGGTTTCCATCGAACGCCACTTCAAGAAGGAGTTCGACTCTCTGGAAGCCGCCGAGGAACAATTCGAGAGAGTCTGCAAGTCTCCCAGGATGCGTATCGTACGACTCTTCGACGTGACAGACCGCCTGAACCCGCACCCGATTAGATCCAAATTCGGAATACCAAAGCAATAGGCTCGCCAAAGCCCCCAGGGAGGGTGCCCCGATCGGTAACGACGGGGATGGTTGGCAACGCATCGACCACCGGAACACCCTCCCTTTTTAAACGAAACCTTTTTGACAATGAAGAAATAACGAAACCCCAAAATGTACGAGTATGCTCAAATATCATTTCCACCGCGCCGTCTTCGCCGTGTATGCGTTGACCGGCGCCCTCGCCGCGATCTTCGTGGTCGCCGGCGTGAAGACCGTGGCCGGGCTCGCCCGGTTCCCGGACAACTACCTGTTCAATCTCATCGGATCCGTCGCCCTGTGCTGGCTGGTAACCGGCCCAAGGGAGGTGGTCATCCTTCGCAAGATCTTCCGATATACGAGACAAAAGGCTGCCTTGGCATACTCGTACACCGGACGTTTACTGGTTCCCGTCCGGAGGGCGGCTCGCAGCCTTGCCGCCCTTTTTACCTTCAGACCATTCAATAACCCTCAGACCGAACCGTAATGAGCGAGAGCGAGAAATACCAGAAGATCGACGGGCAGGCCGTCATGGACTGCGTGCAGCCCGTTTTCAAGCCAAACACGAAGATTATTGTCATGCAGCGTTCAAACGGATTATACATCCTCTTGAACAAGTTCAACATCAGTACGGATTCCCTGATTAGCATCAGCCTGGCGCTGTATGGCATCCACAATGCCCTGGAAGTATCCTCTTTCTGCGTCTTTGACAAGATTGGGGACGAGTACACCCTCTGCCTCGAAGGGACTATATACAATCTCCTCCCGAAGTTCTACGAAGGTCAGGAGTTGGTCGATACAATTCCATTGATCATTGAACGCGGCGGCCATGAATAAGGAAAAGAATAAGCACCCCGAAATTAGCCCGTTCCGCCGCTGGTGGCGCCTTCACTTCGCCAAGCGGACGCCAGGCGTCTGCTGCGTCTGCGGATGTACCGAGAATGACCCCTGCTACAATCCGAAACAAGGTCTCTGCTGGTGGAGCGATGCAGAAATGACCGTCTGCTCCCACTGTGCGGAGAAGCGCATCGCCCTGGATCCGGATACCGTCCACTGCGTGAACTCAAACTGTCCGACTGACTTATGACCCTGAACATCGCATTGTCAATCCTGGTTTTTATTGCCGGATTCTGCATCGGGTGGTTTATCATCCGGCCACTTATGAAAAGAAAGCACCATGACTAACCTTCGGAAGGAATACCTTGCCACCGCCCGCCGGCTGATCGAGATCGGCCAGCAGCTGGGCGGAACGCCCCAGGCCGTGGCCAATGACATCATCCTGCTCTCCGCCCCCCCCTGCAATTTTGAATCATTCAAAATAAACATCGAGCAGTAACACGATTAACGAACACACCCGCCCCGGACCGCATCAAGTGCCGGGGCCCATCTTCAGCGCCTATGAAATATACACCCTTCCTCGTCGTCATCCCGTACCTGGCTTCCGCCGCCCAGGGGCGGGAGCTGGAGTACGCCATCGCCGGCTGGAGACGCCATTTCAAGGAGGACTTCCTGATCGTCCTCACCGGGGAGGACCTGCCGCACATCGATGGCGACGACATCGTCCTCATCGAGTCCAAGCGCGTCCCGAACGTGGACGGCCAGTACCGGCAGCACCTGGATTACGTGAGCTGTTTCAAGAAGGTCCACCAGCGGTTCCCGGACTCGCAGGGCATGATCTTCGTGGCCGACGACTGCTACGCCATCAACGACTTCGACCTGGTGGACGTCCTCATCCCGAAGTTCCTGGAGAGAAGCCTGGGAGGCTTCCGGATCGACTCCCCGAACGGATGGAGGGTGGACAAGGCCAAGACGCGCTGCGTCCTCGTGGACGGCGGCTATCCGCAGAAGAACTACACGACCCACCTTCCGATCTGGTTCGACTGGGACAAGCTCGAGCAGCTGTGGGAGAAGTACGACATGCTGCATCAGTCGTTCGTCATCGAGGACCTGTACTACAACATCTACGAGAGCGACGTCGTCGCCGTCGACATCAAGGCCCCGAACAAGTACAAGTTCGGCGTCTACAACAACAACCCGTCCACCATCGACAACCTGCACCGGGAAGCCAGGAACGTCATCTGGGTCACGAACTCTCCGGAGGGCTGGACGAAGCTGCTGGACGAGTTCCTGTCCGAATACTATTACCCGAACCTGATTCCCTTCGCCGACTAGACATGAAGTTCGTCACCCTGGCCGACCTGGCCGCCACCATCCGGAGGAACGTCCACAAGATTCCGCACGACGTCGATTTCGTCATCGGCGTCCCGCGCAGCGGCGTCATCGCGGCCGGCATCATCGCGGAGTTCCTGAACGCGCCGCTCATCGACGTGGACAGTTTCGCCAAGTTCGGCGCCCTCCCGACTGGCGGACGGAGGTCTCGCTTCCATCGGCGTCCGGTCACGGAGAAGCCCCGCGTCCTGGTCGTGGACGACACCATCTTCCACGGCTGGAGTCTCCGGGAGACGAAGAACAAGCTGGCACCGTTCGCCCGGAGGTACGGGTTTGAGTTCGTCTACATGGCGGTCTTCCTGGAAGGGCCGAACGACGGGGTCGACATCTGGCTGGAAGACCTCCGGCGGTACACCGACGGCTACACGACGTTCGTCCTGTACGAATGGAACATCTTCCATCACGTCCCGAAGTTCATGGGCGAGTGCATCTACGACATCGACGGCGTGCTCTGCCTGGATCCGCCGGACGAGCGCAGCGGCCGGCCGTACATGGACTACATCCCGAACGCCGTCCCGCTGTTCACCCCGACCGTCAAGGTGGGCGAGCTCGTGACCTACCGGCTGGAGAGATACCGCGACCTGACCGAATGGTGGCTCCATAACCAGGGCGTGACCTACGGCGCCCTTACGATGTTCCCGGCCAAGTCCTACGACGAGCGGGCCGGGATGGGCATATCGCCGGCCGCCTTCAAGGCCGACATCTACCGCCTGCGCCCATGGGCGAAGCTCTTCGTCGAGAGCGACGACCGGCAGGCCCGGGAGATCTACGGCCTTACCGGAAAGCCCGTCTATTCTGTCGAAACCAACAAGATCTATGAATAAGAACGTAGCGATAGTCCACTACAACACGCCGGAACTGACCGAGGCGGCCATCCGGAGTCTGTGGAAGCGGACCCCGGACGCGGCCGTGACTGTGTTCGACAACTCCGACCGCCACCGCTTCCGCGCCATGGACGGCATCCGGATCCTGGACAACACGACGGGACGGCTCGTCGATTTCGGAGCCATGCTCGGCCGGTATCCGGACAAGATCCCCACGGCCTGCAACTGGGGCTCGGAGAAGCACATCGCGTCCGTGGACTACCTGTTCGACGTCCTTCCGGACGGGTTCGTCCTGATGGACAGCGACGTGCTCGTGAAGAAGGACATCACGCCCTTCTTCGACCCGTCCGTCTCCTGGGTGGGCGCCGTGGAGTACCAGCCCAAGTTCTGGTTCCAGGCCGTCCGCTGCTACCCGTTCCTCCTTTGGATCAACGTACCGATGCTCCGGAAGTCCGGCATCCGGTTCTTCCATCCGGGGTTTGTATACAAGATGAGCCACCAGGGCCCGCCCTACTTCGACACCGGCGGCTCGCTGTACCGGGACTGCCACGCCGCCGGCCTCCCCTGCAGGGAGGTCGATATCTGGCAGTACATCGAGCACCTGGGCGGCGCCAGCTGCTACCCGACCAAGTGGCACGAATGGCTGGAGAAACACAAGGACCTGTATATGTAGGATTACCGAAGGCTCGCGCTAGGTGCGACGGATGACCGGCGTTTTGTGTTTTCCAAAGGGTTCGGTCATATCAGGCGGCCATCCGGCCGGTTCGATTCCGGGAGCCTTCACAAAGAAGAGACATACAACCATGATTACAATGTACATCGGGCCCTTCACGGCCCCGGACATAGACACCATCCACCGCGCCCTGAAGGCGCAGCTGGACAACCTGGAGGACTTCCTGGACCACGGGATGGAGCCCACCGTGGACAACGCGGTCCCATTCCTGGAAGAGCAGAACCGCATCGGCCGCATCATCGAGAAGATAGAGGCCGTCAAACTGGGCCAATAAGAAACCGAACCGCGATGAAATTTGCATTTTTCAAAATAATGTCCGACATTTGCTCCCGTCCTACATACGATACCGTATCCGACGGGGCGAGTTACCCCCGGATATTGGCACGCATACTATTAGACCAGGTTCGTTACGTCGAAAGGCGTAACTGTACCCGCCTCAAGGCGTCGTATGTAGGGCAGAACCTGGTCTTTTTTTATTTTCTTCAGTCATGCCCTATGCTGAAAAAGCTGGCAACTCACTGCCTTCACCGCGTCCGGATCTGGACGCGCTCGTTTCCGCTGCAACCCATCTCCGTCTGGCCCGCAGGGCTCTGGACGAGCAGCGCACCCACCATCTCGACCATCTGCCGGCAGACAGGCAGAAAGAGCTCTACGACCACATCGGAGAAGCGATGGACGACATGTCCACTCTGTGTGACGACTGCTACGAGCTCCTGTTCCTGCTTCACAATCCGAAACTTTGAATCACCATCTAAATCGAAAGAGACATGGCATTCTTGAAGAAAGAGTTCCTGGATAGGATATATGACCGGGTCAATACGGATCCGGAATTGCTGTTGACGGTGGTCCGGGAGGTCTCGGGCGAACCGAAAGAGTATGGCCACGGCGAGACGAAGTTCGTCTGCCCCCACTGCAACGCCGGCGCGCTCACCGTGACGCCGAAGAAGATGATCTACAAGTGCTTTTCCTGCAACGAGGTGTCCGGAAAGAACGCCATCAACTTCCTGATGGGACCCGGATCCGAGCTTTCGCTGCAGGCGGCCGTGGAGAACGTGTGTCAGCACTACGGGATCATCCCGGAGTACGAGGAGCCCAGGAAGGCCGCCACCAGGCGCAGAAAGGCGCAGCCGAAGGAAGACGCGCCGTCCGACGTCCAGGATGAGGGGTCCTTCTGCCGGCAGATGCTGGACGGTTCCGGCCTCACCCGCGAGGACGTGACCGCGTTCGTCCGGCTGCAGCCGGGAGATTCGGACTGTCGGGAGACGCCGACCTTCCAGAAGGGGACCATCAACGACCGCTATGAGATCGACCGCTCCGGGAACGATGTCATCATCTTCTACTACGACCTGGACGGCAATCCCTGCATGTACACCTATACGCCCAAGGGGCGCAAGCCCATCGAGCGGACATATTACCGGATCCGCTACGAGTTCCCGGACGCGCACAAGGACACGTCCGGAACTCCCGTGAAATACCGCTCCCCGAAGGGGTCCCCGACCTTTATCTACTATCCGGAGGCCATCCGCCGGGAATACCGGGCCAAGAACCCCATCGATACGCTCTTCATCCAGGAAGGCGAGAAGAAGGCCGAGAAGGCCTGCAAGCACGGCATCCCGTCCGTGGCCATCTCCGGGATCCAGAACCTCGGAGGCCCCGACAAGAAGCTCCCCCAGGAACTGATCAAGCTGATCCGCGACTGCCAGGTGAAGAAGGTCGTGTTCCTGATGGACTCGGACCTTCACGACCTGTCCAGGAACCTGACGGAGACCAAGCCCGTGAACCAGCGTCCGTCCGCCTTCTTCACGGCCGTCTGCAAGTACAAGGCGTACATGAACGAGCTGGTGAACCAGAACATCTACGTCGAAGTGTACTACGGCCACGTCATCAAGAACGACGCGGGTGACAAGGGCATCGACGACCTCCTGACCAACACGCTCAGCGGGAAGGAGGGCGTCCTGGCCGAGGACATCACCGCCGCCCTGAACACGCAGCTGCTCACCGGTACCTACGTCCAGATGTACAACATCACGGAGGTCTCCACCACCAAGATCAAGGAACAGTTCCACCTCACGAGCGCCCAGGTGTTCTGCGAGCACTACAAGGACCAGCTGAAGGTGCTCCGGGAGTTCGTCTGCATGGGCTGGAAGTACCGGTTCAACGAGAAGGACGAGCTCGTGTCGGCCAGCCCCGTCGAGCCGGACGAGAAATTCTGGGAGAAGGACGAGACCCGGAAGGGCGAGCCCCTGAAGTTCGTCTACACGAACGCGATGACGTTCCTGGAGCGGCGCGGATTCCACGTCTACGAGCGGTCCGACGACAACTACTTCCTGGTCCGCGTCGAGAACGGCATCGTCAGGGCCGTCGCCCCGCGCAAGGTGTCCAACTTCATCCACGAGTTCACGAAGGCCTACCTCACCAAGGACGTCCGGGAGCTGCTGCTGCGCGGCGGTACCCAGTATGTCGGGCCTTACCAGCTGGAGCAGCTGGAGCCCTTCAAGGGCGTCTTCTTCGAGGCAACCCGGGGCCTGGACTACCTGTTCTTCCGGGACATCGCCTGGAAGATCACGGAACACTCCGTCAAGGCGGTCCCGCTGTCGGAGATCAAGTTCAACATCTGGTCGGACTCCATCCACGAGTTCTCCGGGATGCGGCTGCTGGATCCGCTCATGGAGATCGAGCAGCTTCCGAACGAGGACTACAGCGTCAGGCTCACGGCCACCGGCCAGCGCTGCCACTTCCTCCAGTTCCTCGTCAATGCGTCGAACTTCACCTGGCGCAAGAAGCAGAAGGAACTGACCGAGGATGACGTGGCCAGCAACATGCAGCACCTGGTGAGCAAGCTCTCCGCCATCGGCTACCTGGCCAACTCATACAAGGACATGGGCCAGGCGAAGGCCGTCATAGCGATGGACGGGAAGCTGCAGGACTTCGACGAGGCGAACGGCCGTACGGGAAAGAGCCTGGTGGGCCTCGCTCTCCGGCAGATCTTCCCGCGCGCGAAGGTCCTGGACGGCAAAGCGCTCGGCGTGAGCAACAATAACCGGCAGTTCATCTGGGAAGGCCTGGACGAGCGGTCGCGCATCGTCATCGGCGACGACCTGATGAAGGACTTCGACTTCGACTCCCTGTTCTCCCTCATCACCTCTGACTGGCCCGTCAACCCCAAGGGACAGGCCGCCTACACCGTCCCGTTCTCCAAGGCCCCGAAGATCTACCTCTCCAGCAACTTCTCCGTCGCCGGAGACGGTTCGTCCTACCGGGCCAGGCAGTGGCCGCTCGCCTTCAGCGACTTCTACAGCGAGGACCATCAGCCCGTCCAGGACTTTGGGGCGCTCTTCTTCGAGGAATGGGACTCGGACCAGTGGGAGCTGTTCTGGAACCTCATCGCGCAGTGCATCCAGATCTATTTCCGTTTCGGCTACGTCCCGGCTCCGGACAGCCGCCTCGAAGACCGCCGCCTGATCCAGCAGATCGGCGAGGACTTCATGACATGGGCCGACGAATACTTCGAGGCCGGAGGCGGCCACCTGAACGTCCGGATCCTCCGGCAGGACATGTTCCGAGCCTTCACCGAGCACGTCCAGAACACGCGCGGCACGAAGGTCCCCTATTCCCCGAAGGGATTCTCGATGCGCCTGGGATACTACGTCCGGCTCAAGAAATACTTCCTGAACCCGCACCTGTACAACCCGAAGACCAAGACCTGGAACGCCTGTGACAAGGACGGAAAGCCGGTCAAGACGGACAAGTCCAACGGCAAGGAGTTCTACACCATCGGCGCGCCCGACTACTACGAGACCCATATCTTCAGCGACGGAACGCCCGCTCCGCCAGACCTGGCCATCCAGTTCACGGACGACAACGATACGGAGGCCTGGGAGAAATAATCAAACACAAAACACTATGACAACAGCAACAGGACATTTTGATTTGACCGGACGGATGATCCACGAAGGGGACATCGTCCGCGTAGACAACTCCGGCGTCGGCAAGATCTTCGGCGTCGACGGCGTCTGGTTCATCGACTTCGGCGCCGGCGACCAGCTGCGCCTCAATCGCTACGCAACCTCCATGCTGGAGATTCTGAACTGATGAACGGGAGACCATGGACCGCCGACGAGGAAACGATCCTCGCTCAGATGTATCCGGATCACGGCGCTCCGGAGCTCGCATCGATGCTCGGAAGGTCGGTCCGGGCGATATATTCGCACGCGCGGATCCTCGGACTGCGCTCTCCGGACGGGCCGAGCAGGGCCGGAAGGATCGGAGCCACGCACCCCAAGTCCATCGCCACCCGTTTCCAGAAGGGCCACGTTCCGAGTAATAAGGGAGAGCGGATGAGAGCCGACGTTTACGTAAAGGTCGAACGGACCATGTTCAAGAAGGGGAACATCCCCGCGAATCACCATCCGGTCGGCACGGAAATGGAGCGGGCAGACGGGTATATCTGGGTCAAGGTAGCCGAGCCGAAGACATGGACGCAAAAGCACCGGCTCGTTTGGGAGCAGCACAACGGCCCCATCCCGCGCGGATACAACGTCCAGTTCCGGAACCGAAACCGTCGCGACTTCCGCATCGAGAACCTGTATCTGATTTCCCGTGCTGACCAGATGCGGGACGAAAACTCCCTCATGGCATCCTATCCGAAGCCCCTGGCGGATTTGATCCGCCTGAAGGGAGCCATCAACAGACAGATCCATAAACGAGAGAAAAATGGCAAATAATATGAGTTTGGAAGCGCTGAAGGCGCACCTGTTCGAGACCCTGGAAGGAGTCAAGAACCTTTCCGACGACACGGCCTCTCCGTGCGAGAAGATCTCGATCGACCAGGCGAAGCAGATTGTCTCCGTGGCCGATACCATCATCGACATCTATAAGGTCCAAGTGGACGCCTTCAAGACGTTCGCCGGACTCGACAACGTGGCAAATCCGGCATCGATGATGAAAGCCATCGGCGTGGCCACTGACGACAATGTCAAACTCCTGGAACCATAGGAAAACGGCCATGCACGGTCGGCCGCAAGCAATCAGGAAACCATTGTACCGTGCAACCCCATCCCCGCAGCGATGCGCGGATGGCTTTTATAGAAAAATATAAACACATGGCCATATACGAAGACTACCTTCTCCGGACGGCGACGGACGAACGCAAGTTCAAGCAGAAATACGCCGAGAGGATCGCGATGTACAAGGACCAGTACAAGGCCTGGTACGAGAAGAATTTCGAGCCCTACAAGTGGCGGCGTATGAATGTACGCCCGGAGTCCGCCGAGTTCGTCATCGGGCTCCTGTGCCTCCTTTACAGGGAGAATCAGATCCAGTTCACCATCCGGTTCCCTTCCGACGGCTCGATCGAGTTGCAGAGGGAGGATGTCGCCCCGGTGAGGCCTGACAACCTCGGACAATGACAATCAGGGCGCGGAAAAGCGCAGGTGAGAACCCCAGCAGGGGACTTTTCCTGGTTCAGATCATTCCATAGGTTTCCGGTTTTAGTACACCCCCGCCGCGCCCTTTTTACAACGAATTTACAATGAACACAGAAGCAAACGCCACGCTCGGATCCTGGAGCTTCTTCTACCTCTCCGAGGACGGCAACGGGCACCAGATCACCATCCACGCGCCGACTTATGACGACGCCGTGGCAATCTTTGAAAGGACCGCCGGAGCTATACCATTTATTTCAAAAGCAGAATCATGAACCCGGCAACCAACCAGACCACCATCGCCCAGGGCCTCCGGCTCCTCGCCTGCGGGTGCCCCTTCGGCCCTCAAAATCACAGAAAAATAATTGTGAAATTTCTATGAAATAATTTGTTTATTAATAGAATTATTACTACCTTTGTAGTGCCAAACGATACGTAATATGAAGTTCAACGAATTACACAGGCTCATACGAGCGAACGGCTGGGAGAGACTCAGGCAGATGGGCACCAGCCACGTAATCTACAAAAAAGGGTCCATCACCTACCCGGTTCCCGACCACGGGGCGAAAGAGGTCGGAAAGGGCCTGGAAATGAAGATTCGGAGGGACATGGGGCTGAAATAAGCCCCTTCCCCCTCCCACCAGATACAATAAACACACACGCAACATGAAACAGATAGAAGCAATCATCGAAAGGGCCTCCGACGGCACCTATTCGGTCTACTGCAAGGATGAAATCTTCTCCGGGGCCGGAGACACCATCGAAGCGGCCAAGGCCGATATGGCTCAGCAGATGGCCTTCTACAAGGAAACCGCCCTGGAGGAAGGATTCAAGTATCCGGAATGGCTCGATGGAGACTACACGGTCTCCTATACCTTCGATATGCCCAGCTTGATGGCCTACTATGTCGGGAACGGAATCTTCACACTGGCCGGCCTGGAGAAGGTCACCGGCATCAGCCAGAAGCAGCTGTGGGCCTATCTGAACGGAACGAAGCCCAGGAAGGCACAGCAGGACCGTATCGCTTCCGGCCTGCGTTCCCTCAATCAAGACCTCTCTACCATATTTGCGTAATCGTTTGGCGACATTACCCTGTATGGCAGCCCCGGATTGTTCCGGGGCTTTTTCATGCCCGCCGGGTGCCGGCCGTGAGGCCGAACAGCGCCCGGCGTTGGCTTTACCTTTTCGGGAGATCTGTACTATCTGAACTGTCTGAACTGTGCTGTCAGCACTCTTCCCCCTTGCATCCTCCTAATCTTTCTATGAAGTTCAAATGAACGAGAGCACTGACGGAGGGAGGCGAGGGAGACGCAAAATGTTGGTATCCAGCCATTTATAAATATTTTCTTTATATACTCTTCTATTATTAAAAACCCTACCCTAAAAAATAGGAAAAAAGTGTGCAAGTGTGCTGCCCTATCAATTACGCATTTTAATTCACTTCAAGTAAACGATATAAGTATTTCTTATATAATCGGTTGGAATCCGAAAATTACTTTAGATAAACAGATTTTCCATCAGTACAGATGCAGCACACTTCAGCACTAAGTAGCACACTTCCACCCCGCACACATCGTCTGTACTACTTAATTCATTATCCTACAATACATTACACGCATCAGCACACTTGCACACTTTTTACCCCATTTTTGAGAGGGGGTTTTGTTTTTCACCGCACCATGTCGAAAGCCCTCCAGGAACATGAGGCGCCCAGATGATTTCCGGATACCTTGTGCCGTACTTTGGCACAAATTCGCTATATTTGCCGTATGTACCTGAGCGTGATCAACGTCGAGTCACAGATGCTCGCCGACTTCCTTCGTTACCTGTTCCCTCCGGACGAGAAGTCCGGCGCGTGCGACATCTCGGTCACGCATCCGACCGGAGCGCTCATGGTCGCCTACGCAAAGGCATCCGTCACACCGGTCAACACGGCCGGAGACCACCTGGTCCAGGTGGACATCCCGTTCATCCACGGCGCGACAAGCTCGCTCACCAACCACTACGTGTACTTCCCGAAGGAGGCCACCGCCCGGATCAACCTCGCGCTCAGGGCGGAGTTCGAACTGGATTTCGCCGGCTACTACAGGCGCGGCGAAGAGCTCGGGATGCGGAAGATGGACATCATCGACGCCTATATCTTCTCCAGGAAGCTGGCGCCTGAGAACTACGACGCCATGCACAAGCGGGTGTACAGGAACCAGCAGCGCCTCCAGGAGAGGATGAAACAGCGCCTCCTTCGCAAAGCCTATTACCTGAACGAATCCATCAATTACGATGGTCTAACTGCCGATAAGACATGATGTACGTTGTGAAATCCCTCCTGTTCAAGCAGGCGATCAACCCCACCGCATGGATCGTGTCCGGACTCGTCCCTGGTACCGGGCGTCTGGACATAGACACCAACGACTCCGGCGACGGGCTCGTCCGGACGTACCGCCTCAGGGCTACGCTCTCCAGGGAGAAAAGGGCCGGTGCGGACATCCTCACCGAGGACGTGATGGTCCGCGTGATCCTGGACGACGGTGAGGATATCGTCTTCGGATCCCAGGAGCTCCCGGTCCGCCTCAGCATCTCCGGAACGGACCCCCTGAGCGTCTCCTGTGACTGGCAGGACGCCATTTAGGGCCGTTGTCCTTTCAAGGGGCGTCCGATTGGTCATCTTTGCATAAACATTGTGCAGATGGCAAATCGGACGAACGTAACCCAGCTCGCGCTCGATCTGAGGCGCGGTTGCTGGCTCATCAAGGACCCCGGCATTCTCATGCCGGCGGTCAACGCTTTTTTCAACCGCCTACCCGTGGCCGCGGTACCGCTGCCGGAACTCTCCCTCCCGGCCTACCGCATGTCCGCCGACGGCGAGTCCGTCCAGGCCTCCGAAGAGGAAGCCCAGGACCGCCGCGTCATCATCATCCCTCTCCATGGCGCGATGACGAAATACGGCACCTGCGAGAGCTATGGTACCACCGAACTGGCCGCGCGCATTGAGCGGTACGTCTCCGACCCCTCCGTCGCCGGCTTCGTCCTGGACGTCGACTCGCCAGGAGGATCCGCGAACGCGATTGCACCGCTGGTCCAGGCCATCGCGAAGATCCGCGCCGCCGGCAAGCCGGTCATCGCCCACTGCGACGCCTGCTACTCCGCCGCCTACTGGGTGGCCAGCCAGTGCGACGCGGTGTTCGCCGACAACGACACGGCCTCCGGCTTCGGATCCATCGGAGCCTACGCGTCCTTCCTGGACGACCGCGAGGACAAGCGGACCGGCTTCAAGGTCGTCACCGTCTACGCGCCCGAGTCCACGGAGAAGAACGCCGCCTACCGTGACGCCCTGGACGGCAAGCCCGAGAAGATGCAGAAGATCCTCTCCAACCTGGTACAGCATTTCTACGCGGCCGTCAAGGCCGGCAGGCCTTCCCTGAAGGCCGACGCGGACGGCGTGCTCTCCGGAGCGGACTTCGACGCCTCCGAGGCGGTCGCCCTGGGCCTGGCCGATGGGATGGCCACGCTGGACGAATGTGTCGCAAACGTGTTTGTCCGCGCTGATTTCAAGTGATCCACCATTTCAAACAAACCAACTTATGAACAAGAAATCCACCACCAAGGGTCAGCTTGCCGCCAAGCTGTCCAACAACAAGATGGTCAAGGTCGTGGCTTCCCTCTTCCACAAGGAGAGCTTCGACCTCTCGGACGAGGGCTCCATCGAGCTCTCCGACGAGGAGGAGGAACGGATCAGGAAGACCTACGGCGAGGCCTTCCTGACCAAACTCAAGGCCACCAACTTCTCCGAGGAAGGCGCCGCCAAGGCGACCGACCTGTTCGACGAGGCCGTCCGCAACGCCGCCGAAGAGATGGCGAAGGACAAGGACGCCGTCATCGCCGACCTCCGCCGGACCATCGACGAGCTCGCCGCCGCTCCGGAACCGGCACCGCAGGCCTCCCGTGCCCCCGCAGCCGCCGCCGGCCAGCAGCTGGCCGCCATCGACATGAGGGCCCGCCACAACGCCGTGGTCGCCGCCGCCCTCGCGTCCGGCAACCCGTTCGGCGTCCAGCTCTCCGGCCAGAGTGTCGACGTCTCCGAGCTCAACGCCGAGTTCGCCATCGCGATGCCTCCGAAGCTCCGCCTCGAGATCCTCCTGAAGCGCATCTATCAGGGCTTCGCTGACTCGAAGTTCTTCACCCGCGTGAACACCAACACGGACTTCATCGCCACCGCCGCCATCCACACCGAGGTGTCCCAGCAGTTCACGCCGGAGTGGACGCCCAAGGGCTCCCTGAAGTTCACCCCGATCCGGATCGAGTACCGCCGGCACAAGATCAACGAGGCCATCAAGCCCGCCGATCTCCTGTCCAGCTGGCTGCTCTACCTGTACGAGCAGGGCAAGTCCCAGGCCGAACAGCCGTTCATCCGGTACGTCGTCACGGAGCACATCCTTCCGAAGGTCCTGGAGGACATCCAGCTCTCCATGATCGCGAAGGGTAAGTACACCCCCGTGAACGTCGCCACCCTGAAGGAAGGCGACGAGGGTTCCGCCGCGAAGGACTCCATGGACGGTCTCGAGACCATCCTCGTCGAGGGCAAGGCTGGCACCAACGCCGCCGCGAAGAACATCAACTTCTACAAGAACGCCCAGAACGTCCTCACCATGACCGACGAGCAGGCCCACGCCTACATCGACGCCTTCGCCGACGCCGTGCGCGGCCAGTTCGTCAACAAGCAGATCACGATCCACTGCGCCCCCGAGGTGCTGACCAAGTACCAGCGCGCTGAGTTCAAGCTGACCGGCGTTTACACCGGCAAGGAGAACGACGGTTCCATCCGCTTCACCAGCGCCATCCTCGTCCCGATGGAGTCGATGTACAACTCCCCGATCCTCTTCGTGACTCCGAAGGAGAACATGAAGATGCTCGTGGACCTCGCCCACCCGGAGAACTGCATCAACGACATCCAGAAGGTGAATTACGACGTGAGGATCTTCGGCGAGTACTCCCTCGCTGTCGGCTTCGCGATCGCCGAGGCGGTCTTCGCCTCCGTCCCTGACGGGTACACCCCGTACGACGCCGTCCGCAACGAGGCCCAGGTGGACACCTCCAAGTGGACCAACGGCGGCAGCTCCAGCGGCTCCGGCGCCGGCAGCGCCTCCGGAACCGGCAGCGCCTCCGGTACCGGCAGCACCTCCGGTACCGGCTCGAGCACCGGCAGCGGTTCCGGCGAGGGCACCGCGTAGTCTCAAGTACAACTCCTAAAAACGTCAGATCATGGCTTACACGAAAGTATCCATCCCCCGCTTCGAGGCCGGCGGCGCGCCGACCGTCAAGAAGGCGACGGTCGTCCTCGTGGACATCAACGACATCGACGCCGAGCCGACCAGGACCCTCGGGAACACCCAGGTCGTCGGTGCGCTGACGCTCAAGACCGGTGCGAAGGCCGTCGGTATCTACGCCACACCTTCCTCCATCGTCCCGACCGAGGAACAATCCGGTGAAGTGGATTCCAAAGGCATCATCCAGGGGCTGGAGTATGTCCACCCGGGCAACTCCATCGCCATCGCGAACCACACCGAGGCGTTCCTTAACCGCCCGGTCATCGCCCTGGTGCGCGAGTGCAGCGGCTCCGCCTCCGGCAAGTGCCTCATCATCGGCTCCATGTGCAACCCGCTGTACATGTCACCGGAGTACACCAACTCCAAGGACGGTTCCAGCCGGAAATTCGTCTGGAAGCAGGACCAGCCCTCCAAGTTCGTCATCGGCACCTACACCGGCGCCATCCCGGCCCTCGCCAACGAGGTCTCCGAAGGCTCCGGCTCCGGCGAAGGCTCCGCGTAATGGAAGAGGAACGCCTCACTTCGATCGTGGTTCTGGCCCATCCCGGGTCAGAACCATTGGTCCGTGAAATCTGGGACGCGTTCTGCGACTGGCCGCACGTGGTCTTCACCTGGCCGGCCGGCATGTCCGTCAAGCAGCTGCTCGAGGATATCCTCGCCGGCAACACCGAAGACGAGATCGCGCAGACCTTCGTGATCGTGCCAGCGAACCTCGTCCCGGTGACACGGGTGCGCTGGAGCGAGCTCCAGACCCCAGTCGTCGACGTGGATGGATCTACCAGGCGCTTCTGGGGACGCGTCCCCGTCACCTTCGACAAGGAGGTCCTCGTGGATTTCCTGCCGGAGAACGACGACGCCCCGGACGAGGCCTTCGTCCGCAAATACGTCATGTCCGGGGACATCCGTCCGCTGGAGGTGTCCCACAACTTTGGCAACTACTACACGAAGGTCCTGCGGGAGAATCCCTGCGAGAACGTCGTCATCGAGGCGATGATCCGCAAGCGCTTCCTGTACGTAGGACCGGCAGGGTGGCCGGCCGTCACGGGCCTCTTCCATAAATTGCTGAAGAAATGACGGAAATCGAGCAGTGGCTGAGATCGGGAGCCGGGGTCCAGGAAGGGCTCCGGCTCTTGTCGATTTACAAGCCGAACCCCTATCTGGCAAGGATGGTCGAACGCCATCCGGCCAAGTATCGCGACCTACTGATCCGGACGCTCTCCGGCGTCGGACGGGTCAGCGTCGAGCAGACGGCTTCCCGCTCGAGACCCCTCCGGATGGACTACCCTTTCCTTGGTGATCCGGACTGCCCGCCCGAGCTGAAGATACTCGCGGCGGACAAGATCACGGCCTACCGAGGATTCGTCCGAGAGCACGCGAAACTATCCTCCTGCACCACTCTCGAGGAGTGTCTCGAGACCGCGAAAAAGTGCATATTTTTTTACAGTCAGAATCGGAAAATCGTCTCCGAATTTGACTATTACAAGGAGCACCACGCGGTGCTCGGAAAACACCCGGTCTTCCAGGAGATGACCAGACGGCGCGAGCTCGTGTCGATGGGCATCCTGGATCTCGAGCGGAGACGCCAGGCGCTGCGCGACAACATCTGGCGCCTCCGGAAGCAGCTCGCCGCCGGAGACCGCCCCGACCTTGCGCCCGGACGGTCCGCGCTGCTGGAGACGAAGGAGCGCGAGCTCGCGGAGATCGAAAAACTGATTGAAGACTATGAAAGGTCCTGTGGAAGAATTCCTGGAAGCCATGCTTCCGGGAAAGTCGGGGAAGCAAGAAGATCCTGAGCCCCAGAAGATGAACGCCAAGGGCGAGATCGACCTCACCCATCCGGAGGCCATCGTCCTGGACGCCATCGGTCTGATGCGGTTCCAGGATGTCGTTTCCGGAAAGAAGGCCCCGCTGTCGAAGCTGGACCTGTACGGCGGCCCGGCCAGCCTGGGCGCCTGGGAGGCCGTCCAGGAATACATCGCCACCGGCAGCCGGGGAAAGCTCTCCCCGAAGGAAGAGCATTATCTGGATCTGCTGAACCTGGTGTTCTCCCTGGACGGCCAGTACGGGAAGCGGAACACCATCCGGTTCCTCGTATCCCCCTACTTCGGTTTCAGCTACGAGCAGGCGAGCAACCTCTATATGGAGGCCATCGAGACCTTCTATGCCAACCGGGGCATCAGCAAGGATGCCATGCGGCAAAAGACTGCCGACCAGTACGACGCGCTCTACATCGCCGCCATGAACGCGGCAAAGACCTCGAAGGACTACAAGAATGCCGCCGAGATCCTGGATATGAAGGTGAAGGTGCTTGGGCTGGACCGGGAGGACGTGCAGGTGCTTACCAAGCAGGTCTACCAGATCCGGTACAGGGTGGTATCCCTGGATCCAGAGTCCATCGGACTTCCGAGGGCAAACCGGCGAGAGCTGGAGGGCATCATCGACGGAGTGCTCGCCGACAGCCCGGAATCTGAGCGCAAGCGCGTGAAGATGGAAGCCGGCATCATCGACTACGACATCGCTGAGATCCTTGAGCATGAGTCACAGGCGGCAGATTAAGACGGACGGCACCGCCCAGGGCGTGGCCGCAGTCCAGTATATGAACAAGATGGCGCAGATCGCCGCTCTCGTCTCGCCCAGGAACCTCTTTGCCGAGCTGGGGCGCGGATCCTCGAAGACCACCGATATCCTCACCGAGCGGATGATCGAAATCGTGTACGACATGCCTGGCGCCCCGTGCGCATGGATCTCCGACACGTTCGCGAACCTCACGCAGAACGTCATCCCCACGGTACTGGAATCCCTGGAGCGGAAAGGGTACCACGAAGGAATCCACTACGTTATCGAGAAGCAGCCGCCGGAGTTCAACGAGGCGGAGAAGGCCGAGCTGGAGGATTGGCTGAAACCCCATTTCTGGAAGCCCCGGAACCGGATCGTCAGCTACAAGCGGGTGATCATATTCTTTACCGGGACGAATTTCACGTTCGGTTCCCTGGACAGGCCTTCCACCCTGGCCGGGCGCAGCTACGTCCACCTGATCGGAGACGAGGCGAAATACTTCAAGGAGGCCAAGGTGGCCACGATGCTCAAGGGTGTCCGCGGCTACCCGGAATACGCTGGTTCCGTCTATTACCGGGGCGTCACCTTCACTTCGGACGTGGGCGACCCGTCCAGGATCGGAGAGAGCGACTGGCTCGGGAAGTACGCCAGGACGATGGACATCGAAGCCATCGTCCTCGTGATGAAGGCCGGCCTAGTGTACAACGAGGCCATGCGGGAGTATCTCGCCGCGAAGGACCGGTGGATGCAGACCAACCTGCCGGCGGATCTGGACAAATGCCGGAAGCTGCTGGCCGTAGCCAACGAATGGCGACGGAAATGGATACTGCTGCGCAAGAGGAAGGAGAGCAGCAACTTCTACATCCGTGCGTCCAGCTTCGTCAATGTGGACATCCTGTCTGCCGAATGGTTCGCCGACGCCGTCAAGGGCGACGTGCCGGACCTAAAGACGGCCATCCTGTCCATGCGTGCTTCCCTCAGCTCCGGCGACCGGTTCTACGCCGCGCTCAGGGAGGATCACTTCTACCTGGACGGAAAGGACGAGGCAGCCTACGAGCGCCTGACCATCCGGGACACCGAGGACTGCACCGTGCTCAGGTACCTGGACATGGATAGGTCCCTCAGGGCGGGCGTGGACTTCGGAAACATGTGCTCCATGGTCGTGGGCCAGGAGGGCGCCTTCAAGGGGCGCAAGTGTCTCCGGTGCCTGAAGTTCCTGTACACGCTCGCGCCCGAGTACGTGGCCGACCTGGGCCGGAAGTTCAGGACCTATTTCTCCCAGCACAGAAACAAGATCCTGTACCTGTACTATGACCGTGCAGGCAACCAGTACAGCAAGGTGGGCAAGTCCCAGGTGGCCGACTTCAAGAAGGCCGTGGAGTACGACGGGGAGACCGGGCGACGGACCGGCTGGACGGTCCACCTGATGAGCCTGAACCAGGCGAACATCGCACAGGCCGAGGAGTACAGCTTCATGCTCAAGCTGCTGGGCGAGGAGAACCCGCGCCTTCCCATCGTGCGCATCGACTATTACGCCGCGAAGGAGCTGAGGCTTTCCCTGCAGAACGCGACCACCACGGTCAAGGACCAGGTGGTGTACAAGAATAAGAACTCCGAACGGCTTCCCGTCGCGGAACTTCCAACCAAGTCCACGAACCCCTCGGACGCCTTCAAGTACTTCTGCATGTCCAAGGACCTGACGGCCGTCGCGAAGGGATGGACGTCCGTTCCGGCCGGGAACCTGGATCCCATAATGAAATAGACATTGCGTCCCGAAATCGAGCCCTCGCCTGCCTCGGCGGGGGCTTTTGTCATATTTCACCTTTTTCGAGCCGTGCAACCGCGTCCGACGGAGAGCGCGGGCCGGGCTCAATCGTCACACAAGAAAGACGTTTTTTGTGATATGACGCCAGATATCGCTATGAATCAGCGCCTTATCGGTTCCCGACCCCCGGAAAAGGCCTGTTTTCCGGCTTTTTCCGTCCCGACTACCGCTTTTCGTGTCCTTTTGACCGCCAAAAAAGATGGATAATTTTGCATCGACAGGTGATTATTGAATAATTTCTTTCCAGGGGACGCAGTGATGCATCCCCTGGTGTCCTTTATAGGGTGTTTTCCCCTCCTAAATTTGCATCTGTGAAACTGTATGATGCCATACACGAGATGCGGCGGCTCACCCAGGAGGGTGTTCCGTTCTCGTTCACGTACATGTCGTACAACGAGTCGAAGAACAAATCGGAAGGGATCATCCACGTCCGCGCCGCGAAGCTCCGGAAGCGCGAGACCCGGAAGTTCAACCGGAACGCCGAGGACCAGGAGGCCTACCTTAACCTGGATACGAACGAGCCGCGCCGGTTCTGGCACCCGCTTCTGATGGAGTTCAACGGCGAAACAGTGACTCTATGACGGAAGTGAAAGCTATCAGCCGCCATTCTTTCGCGGCTCACCTGGATGACGGGCGGGTGTACCTCCTGTCGAACAAGCTGGGGGACGGGATCCCGCAGAACTTCTGGAGGATGGGCGACCCGAACTGGGAGGTCCTCCCCATGGACATCGGCGGAGAACGCATCGTCCCCTTCGGGCACGACAACCGGCTCCCGACCAACCTCCGGAACATCATTGACGACAACAACCTCGCCCCGGGCGTCCTGGACCGCCAGCTGGGCCTCATCTACGGGCAGGGACCGTTCCTGTACCGCCTGGCCTACCGGAACGGGGAGATCGTGCGCGAATGGATCCAGGACAACGAGGTCGAAGCCTGGCTCGCCGGCTGGGACGCACCGTCCTACATCAAGGGCGCCCTGGCCGACTACCTGCACCTGAAGGGCTATTTCAACGCCGTGTACCTGGAAAGGGGCCACCGCATCGGCCGTCCGCCCAGAATCGCCTTCCTGGAGCACATCCCGGCGAAGAACGCCCGCCTGGAATGGACCGACACCCGCAACATCCGGGACGTCAAGCACATCATCGTGGGCGACTTCGAGCACGACTGCATGGGCACCGGGACGATGAAATACCCCGTGTACGACCGCCGGAACCCCGGGCTGTACCCGGCGGCGGCCTCCTACAACCACACCTACTCCTTCGGGCGCGACTTCTATTCCATCCCGCAGTACTGGGGCACCCTCCGGTGGATCATACGGGGCTCGGAAATCCCGACCATCTTCAAATACGTGACGGACAACGGCCTGAACCTCGCCTACCACATCCACTCACCGAACGCCTACTGGGAGAACAAGCGCGAATGGCTCCGGAAGATCCACCCGGAATGGGCCTCCGACGACGTGAAGATCGAGGAGGAGATCCGGAAGCTGACGGACAAGTTCCTCACCTCCCTGACCGAGGTCCTGTCCGGCAAGGAGAACGCCGGCAAGTTCTTCCACACGGTCGACGTCATCGACGAACAGACCGGAAAACCCGTCACCTGGACCATCGAGCCCATCGACCAGAAGATCAAGGACTTCGTGGAGAGCCAGCTGAAGATCTCCGAGGCTTCCTCTTCGGCCATCACGTCCGGCATGGGCCTGCACCCCGCGCTGTCGAACCTCATCATCAACGGGAAGCTGGCCAGCGGGTCCGAACTGCTGTACGCCTTCAAGCTCTTCCTCTCCAGCGACACGGAGATCCCCGAATCGACCGTCCTGGAGCCCGTCAACCAGGCGATAGCCTTCAATTTCCCGGGCAAGAACCTCCGGGTGGGATTCTACCACCGATCCGTGAAGACGGAAGAGGCCACGCCCACCAACGACCGCATCAAAAACGAGTAGCCATGCTTTTCAACCTTGACGACAGGGGCCCGCAGGAGCTCGAGCAGCTCACCGGCATCTACCTCGCGTCGAACAATTTCAACGTCATCGCCTCCGAGCTGGCCGACGCGACCAACGCCGTCGCCGCCCTCGTGGGCGACGCGGTCATCACAGCGGCCGAGAACGGGTACAACTACGGGAACGAGTACCCGCTCACCATCGCCGTCCGGAAGGCCATCGCAGTCCTCGCCGTGTCCCGATACACCAGGAACAACCTGATCGCCCACGGCGACCACGGTGCAAAGGTCGTCGCCGACCAGAACGAGAAGGTCCCCTTCGAGTGGATGGTCGACCGCGACCAGCAGGCACAGCAGGAGCGCTGGTACCGTTCCATGGACGCCCTGTACAAGGTCCTGGAGGATACGGAAGAGAAATCCTGGATGGATTCGGACATCCGGAAGCGGTACAAGGCGTCCATCGTCCGCTCCCTGTCGGAGTTCGAGCAGGTGTATCCGGTCGACGGCTCTTACTACGTCTACTACATGCTCCAGAGCCTGGTGATCGAGGCGCAGCCGAAGATCCGGCGGATGGTCGGCGCCGAGGTGTGGGACGCGATGCTCGGCGACAACCCCCAGGATCTTCACAAGGCCCTGCTCCCGCTGTGTCAGCGATACGCCGTCCTCTCGGCGCTCATCACGGCGGTCCGCCGGTGGAACCTCGAGGTGTTCCCGATCGCCATCGCCCGCCGCTTCGCTCCCACCTACCAGGGCAACCGGTCCTCCCGCGTCGCCCTGAAGGAGGAGATGGACGCCTTCGTCGAGGGTATCGAGGGCCAACTGGAGGATATCCGCGAAGAAATCGCCGAAGAACTGCAGGACGGAAACCCCGCCGCCGGCTTCGACCTGATGCCCAAGGGCGACCGGAGGAACAAGTATTTCTCCGCACAATGACGGAAATCGAGATCTATGAGACCGGGCAGAAGGTCCTCATCCCTTCCTCCTGGTCGGAGATGTCGCCGGAACAGGTGCAGGCCGTGTTCCGGATCCACGACGAGGCCGCGAGGAAGGGATTGACGGTCCTGGAGCGCAACATCCGGATCCTGTTCCGCCTCCTGGGCATCCGGACCGGATGGAAGACCAGGTTCTACGCCGACCGGCTCGCCGAGAACGTGTCGATGCTCAGCGATCGCTGCCTCGGGTTCATTGGAGCCGAGGCCATTACTTTCAACGGCATCGCGAACCCGCTCCCTCGCGTGGGACGTCTCCACGGGCCCGCCGAGCTGCTGCAGGACCTCACCTTCGGGGAGTTCCGCGCCGCCACCAGGGCGCAGCAGGCGTTCCTGAACAACAATCGCACGGAAGACCTGGACGAACTCGTGGCCGTCCTGTACCGGAGCCGGTACCGGACTGAGAACAGGGCCGGGCGAAGGGCCGGACCGCTCACGGGACGCGCGTTCCGCCAAGACATCCGGCGGGCGCGCCGCATCCGCCCGTGGCAGAAACGGCTCATCCTGCTCTGGTTCTGCTCGTGCATCCGGTACCTGCAGACCGGGAAGGTCGAACTGAACGGCGAGGAAGTCGACCTCTCCCTGCTCTTCCAAGGGGACGGACCCGCGAAGGGACCGCCCGCGACCTGGAACGACCTGCTGTTCCAGATAGCGCGGGACCAGACGGTCGGGAACATCGACCGCGTGGAGGAGGAACCGCTCTTCTCCATCCTCGCCATCATGTGGTCGAACTACAAAGACGCAAAACGATATGAAGAGACTGCAAAAGCTCGCAAGGGTCACTGAATACCTGACGCAGTTCAAGGTGCCCGGCTTCCCGGACATCGCCCCGATCATGACGGTCAACCAGGAGAACGCCGCATCACAGCTGCTGCGGACATCCGGCGAGCAGCTGCTCATCGCCCTGCCGGAAGGACGGTTGTACGGGAGCGACTCCGATTCGTTCGAGGAGTCCGTGTCCTTCGCCGTCTTCTCCCTCTCCAAGGTGAACGGCCCGGCCAGGACCCCGGAAACGGCCGATAGCGCCTACGCCAAGCTGCTCCGCATCCTGGACCTGTGCCTGGACAAGATCATCGAGGACCTGCTGGGCACCGCGACCAATTCGCCGTGCCCGCTTCTGGCCGGGCTCGACATCACGACGGTCGATGTCATCCCGGAGTATTCCATCTTCGCCGGCTGGAGCGGGTATTACATGGAAATCGTGCTCGAGTGATGGGTGTCAGGGACCGGTTCATCAGGGAGACGCTGTCCAAGCAGGGCGAGCGGATGCTCAGGCGCCAGGGCGTGGCCATGGAGGAAAGCCTGCGCTTCCACACCCGCGAGACGCTCACCTCCCGCCGCATCTACGTGACGGAAGGGTCCGAGATGAGCGGGTCGCTGACCTTCATCCACACCGTCCAGGAACGGTTCCTGGACCTTAAACGCATCCGGCACGGCTCCGAGGAGTCACCAAGGCCCAGGAAAAGGCAGATCCACAACCGCTTCGTGATGTCGATGTACAACGCCGTCGCGAGCGAGCTCATGTACGGCTTCACCGAAGAGGTCGCGGACCGGATCCGGAAGGACTTCGAGCAGCGGTGACCGGCGCCGGAGCAGCTCGTTCCGTCCTTTCCGGCCGCCTGGAGGCGGCTATTTTTGCGTAAAACTAGTGCTTTATGGCAAAGCTGAAAACAGAAACCCTGACCCTCAAGCTGGTCGTCAACGGCGACGAGACCCGCAAGAAGATCAACGACCTGGAGACGGCCGTCGTCAACAGCCGCGACTCCATCAAGGAGATGCGGAAGGAGATGACGAGCCTGGCCAAGCAGGGCCAGACGGACTCCGCCCGCTACAAGGAGCTCACGGCCGCCATCAAGGGAGAGAACGACGCCATCAAGAAGAACACCGCCGAACTGGCGCAGCTGCGATCGAAGCTCTCCCTGAACGACATGACCATGAAGGAGCTGGCGGAACGGGCGAAGAAGCTCCGGAACGAACTCAGCCGGATGAAGCCGGACACGAAGGAGTGGGAGCAGCTGAACAAGGACCTGAAGGCGACGAGCGACCGGATGCGCGAACTCGGATCCGGGACGAAGTCCACCGGCGGGATCCTGGAAGGCCTCGGCAAGTCCGTCGTCCCGACCTTCGACGTCGTCCAGCTCGGCCTGAAGGCCATCCACGCCGCCGGATCCATCCTGAAGAAGGGCCTCGAGGACATCGTTACCGACACGCAGAAATTCGCGGACGTCTGGGAGCAGGAGGTCGCGGCCGCCGAGGCCGTATGGCATAATTTCATCCGCAGGATCTCTGCTTCCCGGGATGAAATCACCCTCACCTACCAGGAAGTCGCGAAGCTGGCCCGCGAGGCCGCCGCCCTGAAGGACGAGATCTTCGAGATGCAGAACTCCTACAACATCCGGGAGGCGGACTCCGCCATCCGGATGCAGGAGCTGGAGGCCACCTTCCGCGACACGACGCTCTCCGTCGAAGAGCGGAC